CGTGAGCAGGCTCAAGGGTGCGAGCGACGAAGTCGTTGTTGACCATGCTGCTGCCAGAGGTTGGCAGGTTCAGGTAGGCCGCATGGAACTGCAGGCAGCTATCGATCAGGTTCTGAAGGCCGATGGCCACGGCTTGAAGAGCTGCATCACCTTGGCTGCGTTCGATGGCCTTGGACTCGGCAGCCTGGTTGGTCATGTTCTGACCCAAGACAGCGGCGAGGCCCAGCTCAGCGATCTGCTTTTCGATGCGGTCCAGCTCAGTGAAGCGCGCTTGATAGCTGGTGCCGGTGGGTTCGGTGAATTCAGCGCGGGCATCAACAGGGAATGCCATGGCCGAGTTAGGGCCAGCCTCTAGCTCATCGACTTCTGCCGGTACACCAAAGAGGTTGTATCGAGGTACGGCAGCGACGTGCAGGATGTTGGCCTGATCAGACTCAGCGCGGAAGGCCTTGAGGTTGAGCCAGGCGACTTCTTCGAGTGGTGGAGTGGATTCGAGGATGCCGATGCGGTTGGCATAGGCCACCGCGAACGGGATCTGATCGAGCGTTGTGGTGCCTTCTGAGATCAGTTCCCAATCACGGTTTTGGGAAGCCTGCTTGCGGTAGAGACGGAAGCGGCCGATCTCTAGGACACGGACCTGTTCAACCAGCTCTTCACCAAATTCGCCGTAGGGCACGACGACCTGCTCACGCAGGCGAAGCTGAGTGAGCTGCTGAGTGCCGTTGACCACATCGGTGCGCCAGCCAAGGATGTCACGTGGTGTGTAGCTGACCCAGTAAGGTCGGCTGAAGTCGGTGACGGGTGAGTCATCACCTTCATCACCGCGAGGGAAATCGACCAAGACGCCAACGTGGCCGTAGCGGATGGCCTTACGTGCTAGGTCTTGCAGGTAGACGTTCAGGTCTGCACCGCTCAGGTCAACGTCGTAGAGATGCTCTTGGATCACATCTGGCACGTTGTCCAGGCGTACCGGCTTGCGTGTGAGCATGCCGGCCAACATCTGCTCTAGGCGCAGCATGTACGGCGGGCAGACCGAACGGGCTAAGCGTGCCTGATAGCTGTCGTCCTCTTCCTTGGGTTCCTGCGGCAGATAGCGGCGGCCTGCAGCTTGCATGCCGAGGGTGCCAAGGCTGAGCTGCTCAATGAGCCGCCAGCGCGGTTCCATGCGCTGCCAAGCAATGCCTGGATCGTGAACCTGCAGATCCTTGATTGTGGTCAAGGCCAGGTTCAGGTTGGTCGTGGCAGCGAGGGTATGCACCGGTTCTTTTAGGTCTAGGTTTCCGGTCAGTAAAGCCTGAGACCACGCACAGCTTTGCCCGTCATGCTCTTCCAGGGATGAACCGGGTCAAATACACCGATCACGCCATAGGACAACGCATCCCAACCGTGATCCCAGCCGCCGTCCTTATCCGGCATGTTGGTGCCTTCCTTAAAGGTGAGGTTGCGCAGGCTTTTAATCGTCTGCTTACAGCGTGGATGTATGAACAGACGACGGTTTCCATTGGCATCGCAGACCATGGCATTGATGGCATTGCGCTTGTCGTCTTGCATGTACGGGCGCTTGTTTTCGGATACCCAGAGGCCACGACTGCGCAGGATCCCGTGGTCAGTCTTGCCACCAGCTGATGTTTTGCGGGCATGACCAGTGGGGTCCGGGTATACACGGATAGTGCGGTCTGGATAGCGGCTCAGAAGTTCTGATGCAGCTTCATCTGTATGGGTCTCACGCATGTGGATCTCATCGAAGCAGTGCAGCTGGTCGCCTACCTTCTGGCCGATGATCCAGTGCATTGGTGAGACGTTGAAGTCAGCGCAGACGATCAGCTCACCGCCAAGATCGGTTAGGTCATCGCGGATGTTGTCGTCACTGAAGTCAGGCACCACGCGGCCAACGAGGTTGACGAAGGAGGCCTCGTATTCCTGAGAGAAGGTACGCGGGTCAAGGGTGCGGCGTGCCGCTTCGATTTCATCGGCACTGACCTGACCGCCTTGAAGTGTGTTGAAGGTGAAGGTGGAGGCATCCGGGTCATCGTCGGCAGCATCCCAGGCTTCCGCAAACCAGTTCAGGCCGGCTGGTGTGGTGGTGAACCACGCCGGGCCTTGCTGATCGGACAAAGCAGGGCGAAGGACCATGGTCCAGGCGTCTTCGCGGACGTAGGCCGCTTCATCAACGACACAGCCCGAAAGGCTTACACCACGTAGGCGATCTGGATCTTCGGCACCCTTGAGGAAGATTGTGCTGCCGTTAGCAAGGTGGACCGATAGCTCGGTTTCGTTTTTGTGGGAGAAGATCTCAGGGGGCACCATCTGCTTGAGCTGCACCCAAGCGATCTGCTTGGCCATGCGGTAGGTCGGTGCCACGTAGTAGAAAAGGCCGCCTGGACGGTCGAGGCCCCAAGTGATGAGGCGGGTCAGAGAGAGGTAGGTCTTACCAAAGCGACGACCGGAGCAGAGGTAGGTGAAGCGTGTGGAGGCGTCGTAGACCTGCCGCTGGGCGTCGGTGAGGGAGGTGTAGAGGTTGAGCTTGAGGGCATCCAGCTCAGCCGTTTGATCCTCGGGAACGAGGAAGCTGAGCAGGCTGGAGTTGGTGGTGATGCCGGTGAGCAGGCTCACGCCGGGCGGTTGATGATGGTTTTGACGGTGCCATCAGGCTTGACAGCAATGACCTTATACAGGTGCTTTTGACCAGGCTTGGCCTTGAGAAGGCGTCCGACAGCGGTTACTTCTGGCTTAATCATTTGCGTTTCTTGTAATAAGCCAAAGCGCGTTCCTGTGTTTGTTTGGAATTTTCCCATTGCCTGAGAGTACCAGTAATTTTCATCTCACGCTCCTTTAGAACTTTTTTTGCCCTGCTGACACGCATTGACTCAGGAGTTCTAGTGCGTTTTGGCTTAAGGGCCGCCGCTTCTCGCTTGGCTTGAGCAGCGGCTGCACGCTCAGCCTTTACCTGAGCCTTAGGCTTCATCAATGCAGCCGTCTGGGCTGCGTTGACTTGCTTTACAGCGCGATCAAGGCCTGCGTCATACCGCTTGCCCGCTTGCCCCGTAAATCTGCCCCGAATGTTGACTTGTGCCAGGTCAGGGCCTTTGCCGATCTTTTCGTTGATAGAACGCTGACGGTTAATAGCAACACCTGTGCGCAAAGAGCGGGAAGACTGCGGCTGCAGTCCCTTGGGTTTTGCAATGGTTCCAGCACCACGTCCGCTGCTGATCCGTGCAGTCTGCGTGGCCCGCTTGTTACCGCTGGCAGTTGCAAGGCGCCCACCACGGGCCGTGGCACCAAAGCTAGAGAAGCGTCCACGGTTATCACGGGTGTAGCGACGAGCCATGACCTAGGCCTTTTGCCTAGGTTTCCAGCTCAGCTCATTTCAAAGCGGAGCAGCTTGGCCTGGTCTTCTAGGGCCTTAAGGGCGATGGAGATCTGGTTTTTATCGGATGCGCGGCGTTCGTATTCCTGAAGGCGAGCGATAGCAGCTGCTAGCCATTGGGGGCGTTCTAATTCGGCGTCAAGCTGCATGAGTTGACGAGCACGGGCCATGTAGTTTTCGGCCTGACGATCACCAACGCCCCAGGTTTCCGAACAGAAGCGAATGATTTGGGTACGACTGTATGCGCGTAGGAGCAAGTCGTAAATGGTATTTACGCGTTCGTCTATTTCGGTGTTGGTGCTCTTTTTTGCCATGGCCGGAGTTTAACCGGGGGAGGGCATGAAGAGTGTGCCGTCTGAGGCTAGGACTTCGAGGCGCAGTTCAGCGTCTGCGAGGTTGTAGGCCCAGATGGTACCCATACGTGGGAGGGTTTCGGGTGAGACGGTGAAGATGAAAACGTAGTTACCTTCGAGGTTGTCTTGAGCGGCAGTGGGGAGGTAAAGGCCGGTGAGACGGAAGGTAGAGAGGAGTTGACGAGCGATGTATTCAGCTTCGGCCATGGTGGAGTCGTCATTAAAAACGAGACCGAATGGTTCACCGGTGTAGGGGTATTCAGCTACGACAGACCATGGTTCCATGGTGCCAAGGTTGGCTGGGTTAGGTTGCCGAGAGGGGGATGATGGTGATGAGTGCACCTGGGCGTTCGTTGGTGGTGGTGTAGCGCTTGTGGGCTGACAGCTGAACCACCTGCGAATCATCGTGAAGGAGTGTGCCAGTAAGCGCATCAAGAACCGCACGGGATAGCTTGTCGATGTCGCCTTTCTGTTTGGAGGTTAGGTGGGATGGTGCTTTGGGAGATAGGCCGGATTTGTTGAAGTGAGTTTTAGGGCGTAGGAAGCGAAAGGTGATGGAGATGGAGACTGGGGCTGTGGTTAGGGGGTGATTAGTTGATAGTGCGGCGTCAGTGATGTGAGAGCGCCAGGGGCGAAGGCGTTTATTGGTTTCGAGCATGATGCCGTTGGGCATGGCACGCTTGCTGCCTTGTGTGGCTGGTTCCATGCCGATGACATCGAAGGTGATGCAATCAGGCTGCGGCGACGGTTGTGATGACGGCAGCGACGATGGCTTCGAGTTGACAGCGTGGGATGCCGGAGACGGTTCGAGCTGCGTTATCGATGGCGCGTTGGTAGGTGCTGAGGTCAACGGGTGAGGGGGCGACAGCACCGAGA